TCGAGTTTATCGAGTTCATCTAGCTCAAGTTCTTCTTCTTTAAGTTCGTCAAGTTCTTCATCGAGTTTATCGAGTTCAAGTTCTTCATCGAGTTTATCGAGTTCATCGAGTTCGTCGAGTTTATCGAGTTCATCTAGCTCAAGTTCTTCTTCTTTAAGTTCGTCAAGTTCTTCATCGAGTTTATCGAGTTCAAGTTCTTCGTCGAGTTTATCGAGTTCATCGAGTTCAAGTTCTTCTTCTTTAAGTTCGTCAAGTTCTTCATCGAGTTTATCGAGTTCGAGTTCTTCTTCATTGTCGAGTTCATCTAGCTCAAGTAGTTTATCAAGCAGTTCATCGAGTTCTTCGAGTGCGGAAAGTGTTTCGAGTTCGTCGAGTTCTTCTAGTTCTTTCAGCTTATCGAGTTCAAGTTCTTCGTCGAGTTTATCGAGTTCAAGTTCTTCATCGAGTTTATCGAGTTCATCTAGCTCAAGTTCTTCTTCTTTAAGCTCGTCAAGTTCTTCATCGAGTTTATCGAGTTCAAGTTCTTCATCGAGTTTATCGAGTTCGAGTTCTTCATCGAGTTTATCGAGTTCAAGTTCTTCATCGAGTTTATCGAGTTCATCTAGCTCAAGTTCTTCTTCTTTAAGCTCGTCAAGTTCTTCATCGAGTTTATCGAGTTCAAGTTCTTCATCGAGCTTGTCGAGTTCATCGAGTTCATCAAGCCAATCGAGTTCATCGAGTTCTAGTTCTTCTTCTTTGTCGAGTTCATCGAGTTCTTCAAGCCAATCGAGTTCTTCATCATCAAGCAGTTCTTTAAGTTCATCTTCATCAAGCAGTTCAACAGGATCTTCTTCAAGTAGCTCAACACATCCTGCGGAGTTTGTTTTTGAAGATGTTACTTACGAATATAAATTAAAAGATACAACGCATGAATATAAACTAGAAAATACAAGTCACGAATATAATTTTATATCGAGGAGGTAAAATGCCAAATAGAGCAGAGCAATATTATGTAGGGGATGAAGTTACTCTTAGGGGAACCTTTAAAAAAAATGGGGTAGAACAAACTCCGGATGCCGCTAGTGGTTTAATAGAAATATGGAAGGTAGATGTAGATACTGCATTCCAAGTGTCAACTGCTGCAGTGATCTCCGGAAACGAAATCACATATAAAACAATCAGTCTTACAGTTGGCCGATATGTTGCTTATATAACCGCAACATTTAACACAGCCGTAGATAAAAGGACAGGAGTAATTGATTTTATAGTTAAAAAGAAAGAGGCGCATTAAAATGATAAATCAAAAATCGTTGGATAACTTAAAAAAACCTAAACCAAAAAAAGCTGATTATGGTTATCGATATTCTTTACCGCAGGAAAAAATTGATTCACTCTTTACTTTTTTAGCAGAAGGAATGTCTTTAAAAAAAGCAGCCGCAGAAACAAAGATCTGTTTTGAAACTGCACGAAAGTATTTTCGTGAAGGAGATTCTAAGCGAGGTATAAAACCCTTGCATTATCGCCTGACTTTATTTCAAGATAAAATTTCTGAAAAATTCAATGTGCTATTAGAGGAAAGAAGAATAGCAATGTTGAGTACCGTAAGAGATACAATTTCTACTTTGGAAAAGAAAATGGCGCCAAAGGATTGTGTTTGTTGCGACGGCCAAGGATTTCAAATCCCTAATGCAGAAACTGGCATAAAAGAATTATGCAAGGCGTGTGAGGGAGAAGGTAAAATGATTACTAAATTCATGGGCAAATCTAGTTTAAAAGATTTAGAACGCTTTATGAGATTAGAAGTATTTCTACTTGGTGGAGTAACAACAAAAGAACATGATAAAAAAATGCTGTCAGCAGAGGAGATAAGCGAAAGTGCCTGAAGGTAAAATTATAATACCAGAAGTAATCATCAAGAAACCTTATGAGCGTTTTGATTGGCGTAAGAAGATTTCTGGCTACAGCGCATCTGAAGCAAAGCGTTTTCAAATAGGCGAGTATAGGCGTATCGTTGAAGATAAAACATATTGGTTTAATCAATATGTTTGGACAATCGATACTCGAACTGAACCCGCGATTAAACCTTTTTATCCGCATCCTTATCAAATAAAGTTAATTGGTCAATTAGATAAATACCAAGATCTATTTATTGATAAATGTAGGGACATGGGAATATCTTGGACAGTAATGTTCTGGGAATTACATCAAGTTTTATATACTAAAGGATTCACTGCTTTAAATATTTCGAGAAAAGAATCAGAAGTCCAAGATTCCGGGAATACTTTTCATGCATTGCATGGCCGGTTAAGATTTGGTTACGATAGATTGCCTCCTTATTTAAAACCAAAAGTACATGCTCCTTTTTTAATTTTTCAAGTACCTTCGCAAAATTCTGTTGTTAAAGGAGAATCGGCAAACTCAAAAGCTGGCCGAGATACTCAATATAAATTTATATTTGTTGATGAAGCCGCGCATGTCGATTGTTTGGATGAAATGTGGAAAGGGTTAAGAAATGCTTCTAATACTATTTGCTTAAATTCTACACCTCCTGCGGAAAGTGTTAATAATAAGTTTGCTGAAATAAAAGATATTAGAAACTCTGGGTTTGTTAAGATGGGATTTGATTGGCACATGAATCCAAAGCACACTCAAGAATGGTTTGATAAAAAAACAGCGTCTATGACTGAACAGGAAATAGCGCAGGAGATACTAAGACAGTATGATAAAGCTATGACAAATAGATCTTATCCTGAATATTCCGATAATGTTCATTTGCTTGGACATAAAGTTTACCTAAATGTAAAATCTAAGTTATATGTTTTTATGGATTTTGGTCTTGACGGAGAAGTATTCATCTTTGCGCAAAAGGATTTTGAAGATAGACTTTTTATTTTGAAATATGCAATTCACCGCAACATGTTAACAGACGAATTATACAATGAGTTTATTAAATGTCTTGATGCTATCGGTTATCGTGGTTTAATAAAGGAAATAGAATTCATTGGAGATAAGTCTGGGAATAAAAGAAGTCGCCAAACAAAGACAAGTGTTATCGATGATTACAAAAAAGTGTCTGGTGGTGCTATTAATATTCGATCAAGAGAATTAAGTAATGATGAAAAAATGAAATGCGTTAAGTTTGCGCTTAAAAATAGAATTAGTGGCCGTCCGCAAATAAATTTCTCAAAAGAATCCTCTTGTATCACATTGGCAAAATGTATTAAAAGCATGACACTTAATAAGTCTGGCGCAGATCATGTAGATAATAAATTTACGCATGGAGTTAATGCTTTAGAATATGGAATTAATAAATTGTTTCCTAAATCAAAAGCAGCTGGAGTTGTTGTTGGCATAGATCCAGGGATTGCAATGTTAAATAAACAAGGAGAGGTAATCCGACCTCCAGAAGATAATGGTTCTAAACCTACTTCGGCATTTGCGGTGATAGGAAAACACAGGATAGAAAGGAAGAGTATTTATGAGCGTTAAAAAGAAAGTATCGAAAGCGAAAAAGGCAAGTAATCGTCCTGCTTCTTTTAATACTAAAAGGAAAGAGGCAATTGAAGTTGCCATGAGATTAGCAGAATCCTATCCAATGGTAGGTGGTGCAACTGATGATAGTCAATGGAGGTCTTTAACACAATCTTCTAACCGCGATCTTTTCGGTTTGACACAAAAGAAAATGCAGGACATTGCGTTTTATCTTTATGATTCTAATCCAATGGCAAAAAGAATAATTGAAATCACTAGAGATTTTTCTATTGGTGATGGCTTCACTTATTCAGCAGAAGATAAAGATGTTCTTGAAGTGATTAAAAACTTTTGGGATGATCCAGATAATAACATGGATGATGAAATCGATGTTAATGTTTTAGAACTTGGAATCTTTGGAGAATTATTTCTACCTGTATGGGTTAATAAAATTGACGGAGCAGTTAAGTTGGGATATATTGATCCAACAAGTGTTCAAAAAGTTTTAAAAGATAAATATAATCCTAAGCTCACCAGAAAAATAACTTATATGCGCAAGCGAACAGAAATAGTTCTCGATGTAATTAACATGGATAAAAAATTAAGGTCTAGCACTTATGGGTATCGTGTTGGAGATTGTTTCTTTTTCCATATTAATAAAGTAAGTGCTGCAAAGCGTGGCCGTTCAGATCTATTAACTTTATCTGATTGGATTGATGGACACGACCAATTCTTGTTTGCTAGATTAGAACGAGCATTTTTGTTAAATACTTTTATTTGGGATATAACCTGTGAGGGCATGAATGAAGCGGAGTTAACAGCATTTGTTCAGAAACTCTCATTACCTAAAGCTGGTTCGATCAGAGCGCATAATGAAAAGGTTGTTTGGAAAACTGAAAGTCCTAAATTAGAATCAGCAGATGCATCCGGCGAAGTTGCTTTATTTAAAAATCAAATTCTTGGCGGAGCGGGTTTCCCTGGCCATTGGTTTGCTGAGGGAGATAAAACGACTAGGGCGACTGCTTTGGAAATGAGTTTGCCAACATTAAAGAAACTCAAATCAAGACAGCGTTATATAAAAAGCATGTTAAAGCAAATGATAAACTTTGTTATCGACCAAGCGATTGTGGCCGGAACATTAAAAAAGAACGTTGACAGAAGATTTAGGATTACTCCTTCTCCTATTATTTCACGAGATAATAAAGGAACGATTACTGCAATAGGAAATCTTGTTGATGGATTGTCGGCTGCAGTTGAACGGAAGTGGATTTCAGATAAGAACGCAAAGAGAGTATTTAATACTGTAGTATCTCAATTAGGTTCTGACATCGAAAGTTCAGATCAAGATATTGACGAGGACGAAGAAGTTAAAGTTATAAAGAAAGGGGCAAACGATGAACAAACTGATTGAATTACTTAAAAAATATTCAGACAAAAGACGCGGTGAAACAATCGAAGAAAGTTTTGAGCAATTAAAAAAATCATTCAAAGCATCCGTTGAATTGCTTATAGAAGAAAAGAAGTTTAATGAACTCCAAACTGCGCTTGCTGAATCTTTCGCTAAAGAATTGTTTGATAAATATACAAATATCCAGATGTATAAAATCGAAGGCGAAGAAAAAGAAAAGCTTACTATGAGTATGAAAGAAGCAAAAAAAGAAATCAGCGAATTTGTTTATGTTAATCAATGGTGGAAGAACAAACATCTTGAAAGCACCCCTATTAATAAATTCTTTTTAATTACAGAAAGTAATAAGTTCTGTTTTTCTGATGATATAATGCATGAAGATTTTAAAGAAAGTATGCTTTATAATACAGTTGTTTCTGATCCAATTAAGATTGCTGAAGGAGTTACTTATTCTGCTCCGAACACAAAAGAAAATAACTCTGAAATGCCAACTTGGGTTAAGAAACTTGCTTCAGGAATTGTGTCTATTACTGAAAGTACAGAACTCAAAAAAACATTAGAATTTTCACAGGGCGGTCTTTCTGGAAAATTTATTGCAACCAGAGAAGATGAAAATTCTGACTTCTGGAACATCCAAAAAGAATCAACACATAGCCATGATAAATGCATGAACTGTGACAAGCCGCCTACCCATGAAGTACTATGGGCAGAAGGGCATGGACATGCATGGTTTTGTGAGAGTGATTTAAGAAAATGGGCCAAAGAACATAAGGACGATATTGTCTATGCAAAAGAAGTGAAAGACGGTATCGCAGCTTCAAAATTTGCGGAGAATACGAACCCTAATATCTTAGACAAACTTGATCTTTAGAAGTGTCTTTATAAAGTTTTTTCTTGACAAAGGTTCTAAGATAAGGGATACTTTAATTAGAAATAAATAAAGACTTTATTAATTTACTTTTAAAAGGGAGCTAAAAAGTGCCTTTTCAAAATGAACATTCAGCCATGATTGCCGAACAGTTACCGCAAGTGTATGCTGTTATCGCCAGAAAGCTAATCGCTCCTGGTGTTAGTGTTGTTTTGCAAAGAAGTAAAGAGTCTGTCTTGGGCATGAAGTTACAGTCTTATCGTTTTAATAAAGACCGCTTTAGCGCATCTGAAGTAAAATCCTGGTTAAAAACACATGATGTAAGATCAATTTTATTTGAGCCGGCAATCAATCCGAGCAAGAAAGAATCTAAATTAATATTAATTGATTCTCTAACTAAGGAACTTGCCGGAGCCATTATAAAATGATATTAAATCAATTTGGAATTACTACCTTTCTTGAAAGTTCAAAAAAAGGTAATGTTTGGAAGGTCATTATAATTGAAGAAGGCCTGTCTAAAAATGGTAAGTATTACGCGAAAGAAGCTCTCCAGAAATCAATCCAATTATTTGAAAAATCTAAAGTTTGTTTTTATGAGTGGAAGGACAATAAGTTCGACCACATGCCTATGTCTATTGAAAAAATGCGTCCTGAAGGATTCCCTTTACAGACTGCCGGTTGGTTGGAAGGCGTTAAATTTGAAACATTCGCCGTCGAAGGCCGGGAGGTGTCCGGGCTTACAGGGTATTTGCATCTTCTTGAAAAAAGTTCTAAAGTTCAAGAATTAAAGCAAATGCTATCAGAAGCTTGGAAGAAAGGGTTGAAAAATCTATTAGGATTATCTATAAATGCCGAAGGACCGTCAAGTGTTAGAATGTTAAATGGACAGCCAATAACAGTTGTTGAAGCGATTACTAAAGTTTTTAGTACAGACTTCGTAACTCAACCAGCGGCCGGAGGCGGGTTATTGGCTCTCGTCGAAAGCTTAAACAAAACAGGAGGAATGGAAATTATGTTTAAAAAGTTGCTAGAAGCTCTTAAGGCGTGGCGACCTAACTTACTTGAGAATGTGAACATTGAAAATATAACTCAAGAAGAAGTTGTTGGGATTTTTGAATCTGTGCTTAAAGATGCTGTAGATAAAAAATCAGAAAATGCTCAAGCGATTGAATCAATCGTAGCAAGTATAAAAGGTGAAAAGTTTGAAGAAGCTGAAACATTATTTAAAACTCTTGTTGAAGGCGAACAAGAAAAGAATGATGCAGATTTAATGGAAGCGGATGATGCTATCCTTACTCCAGAGCAGTTGAAAAAGAAAAAAGAATTAATGTTTAAGAAGAAAAAAGAATCCGATGATCTTGCGGTTAAAGCAAAACAAGATGCTTTGGATGCAACAAATAAAGATCTTGAAAGCAAATTTACTAGTTTAGAAGCTAAGTTAAAACAGCGCGAATGTAAAGAAATGCTTGATCTTGCTTTGAGTGAATCTAATTTACCTATGCCTGTACGGAATAAAATCCGTCAGAGTTTTAACGGCAAGGTATTTAAAGAAGCAGAGCTTAAAGAATCAATTAAGCTTGAAAGAACAACATTGGCTCAGTTAGTTGAAAGTCAATCCATTATTGATCTTGGTAGTGGGAATGACGGCTCTTTTGTACAAAGAGATCAAGTAACTAAGTTACAAGCTTCTATGGATATAATGCTTGGGCATAATCCTACAGAAGAAGAAAAAGCGGACTTTGAAGGAATAGATGGATTTACTTCTTTAAAAGAAGCTTATGTTGCTTTTACAGATGATCCAAACATAACTGGACGCGTTGGGCCGAAAGCTATGGCAAGATTACAAGAAGCAACTGAAGGTGATTTTTCTTATGCATTAGGATATTCAATGCAACGAAGAATGTTGCCTGCTTATAAAGCTATTGATCCTCAATGGAAAAAGATTGCAACATCTGTTCCTATTAAGGATTTTAAATTGCAAGAAAGAATTCGTTGGGGCGGGTTTGGTGTACTTCCTACTGTTCAGAATGCGAGAACGGTTGCCGGAACACCAATAGATTCAGCCACTCCTAGTTATCCAGAACTCGGTTTTCCTACGGATGAAGAGGCAACTTACGCCGTAGCAACCAAGGGTGGAATCGTTACCTTAACTCGTCGTATGATTATTGACGATGATCTTAAAGTATTGACAGCTATCCCTGGAAAAGTTGGAAAAGCAGCGGCTCAGACTTTAAACCAGTTTGTATTTGATCTGATGATTGGATATAGTACTACTGGAATAAATGTAGCTACGATTTATGATGGTCTTGTGATGTTTGTGGCCGGACATAAGAATTATCGTACAGTTGCATTAGGGTATGATTCTCTGTCAGATTTACTTGATGATATGTATTATCAAGTAGAATTTGGTACAAAAACTGACGTTGTTGATGATCCTCTAACTGCAGGCGGAACAGCTCTTGTTGTGACTACCGGGGACGGTCAGTATTTCAAAGCTGGCGACTTAATCTGGATGGCCGGAGAAATTTGTCGTGTAGATTCTGTTGCTACAGATACATTGACTATTGCCAGAGGAGTATATGGCACAACTGCAGCAGAACATGCGCAGGGCGTTGATGTTTATAAAGTAACGCAGGTGCTTGCTCTTGAAAATCCGAATTTGTGGGTTCCAAGAAGTTTGCGTGGAACTGCAATGCAGTTGAAAAAATCTGAGTTTAATCCAGAGAGTATGGAAAGAGGAGTTAACTCTATTCGCGATTCTTTTGATCCTACAGTTACTCCTTACCTTCGTGGTGACGAGAATAACTTTTATCTGTCATCTAAATTAGCTGATGTAGAAGGTATCGAAATGGGTTTCTTAAACGGTAGAGAAGATCCGGAAATCTTAGTACAAGATCAGCCTACGGTTGGTAATGTATTTGTCTATGATACGATTCGTTACAAAGTTCGCCATGAATACGGTGGAGCAGTAACAGACTTCCGCGCTTTCGCAGGTGGAATAGTATCTTAAATTAATTGATGGCGATGGCCGGGGGGATTGGTTCCTCTCGGCACAGCCTGTTAGGTCGCAAAATACTTAATATTAACAAGGAGAAGATCATGGCAAAGTATTCAAGAATGAAATATTTTATTGCTGAAAAAAGAGGAACAGCTAAGACTATCACTGAGGACACAGCTTTAACAGAAGATAACATTCTCAAAGATGGGAATGGTTTTATAATTGTTGATGGTGCTTTTAAGCTTACTCTTCCAGCCGCAAGTGGTTCTTTAAAAGGCGTAAGCCTTCTCGTCCATACTGACGATGCCGCAGGAACGGTTTATGTTTCCGGTGGATTTGGTGGCGGTGGAGCAAATTATGACACAGTAACCCCTGGCGCATATTGTACTTCTAAGTTCTGGTGTGATGGATCTTATTGGTATGCAATGTCTGAAGCGGTAGCTGCCTCTTAATGGTCTAATTTAGACTGTTAAGTTTAAAACTTAATGTTAAGGAGGTAGTACGATGGCAGGTAAGAAATTAACCTTTAAATATTTTTTAGCACAAATGAGAGGAACCGCTCTTGAAAAAGCAGCGGATTATTCTTTGACAGAGGATGATATCTTCCGTTCTGGATATTCTTTCATTAAATTAAGTGGTAATGCTGTTTTAACTTTGCCGGCAGCGAGCGGTAATCTTAAAGGCGTTACTTTAGTTGTTCATGCAGATGATTCTGCCGGGCGAGTTTATGTTTCCGGTGGTTTTGGTGGTGGAGGAGTAAATTACGATTATATAAATATGACGGCATTTGATACTGTTGAGTTCTGGTGTAGTGGAACTTATTGGTATGCTGTTTCTCCAAATGTTACAGGTACAGGATCTAGTTCTTCGAGTTCTTCGAGTTCTTCGAGTTCGTCTTTGAGTAGTTCTTCAAGTTCAAGCTATATTGGCTCAAGTAGTTCTTCAAGCTCAAGTATTGGTTCGAGTTCTTCAAGTTCTTCAAGCCTGTCGAGTTCTTCATCGAGTTCTTCAAGCTCTAGTTTGTCGAGCAGTTCTTCAAGCTCTAGTTCATCTAGTTTGAGTAGTAGTTCAAGTTCTAGTAGTTTAAGTAGTTCATCCAGTTTGAGTTCTTCATCTAGCTCAAGCAAAACTTAATAGGAGAAACTAATGTCAGCACCTAGTTATTTATGTCCGTTTAAAAACGACAATGCAGGGGCCGGTATAACTTGTGAGAACGAAGCTTGCGGAGCATATAACTTTAGAAAAGAAGAATGTAACATCATTCTATATTATCGCAAGGGAGTTTTAGATAGAGGTGTGCCGAACCGAAAAGCAAAAGACGATGGGGTAACTTATTATTCGAGTTCCTCAAGTTCAAGTTCTTCGAGTTCATTATCTCTAAGCTCAAGTTCATCTAGTTCCAGTTTGTCAAGTTCATCTTCTTCGTCAAAGAGTGTGAGTTCATCAAGCTCTAGCGCGAAGTAACAGCTAAGGGGAGAAATGTCTCTTAACAAAGAAGATTATATTGCAAGATTAGATACAGCGTTGCAAGATAACGCTGAAAAATTACAGCCTGACGACAAGCTTCGGCTTTTGTCGCAGGCTGTACTTATCTTTTCAAAAGATACACCACAGGAGAAGATTCACGAATTAACAGGTGATGCTTCTGCCTACGACTTTGCTTTGCCTAGTGATTGGGTAGATGGATTTTCTTCTTTTTTAGGAAAGATGGAATATCCTGCGGATCAACAAAATCCGACTTATCTTGAAGCTAGTGATTGGGTGATTTTTAAGAAATTGGTTCTTACCGTTGCCACAGGATATATAAGATTCCTTACTTTTACCCCGGCAACAAGTAAGGTCGCCAGATTAACTTACATTGCTCCACATACATTAAACGATGCAACGAATACGATTAGTGATAACAATGCGGAAGCAGTAATTGCATTAACTGCTTCGCTTTGCTTTTGGGCTCTTGCGGCCAAGTTTGCGCAAAGTTCAGATAATACTCTCGATGTCGATGTTATAGATTATCAAAGGAAGTCTGATATTTATGCTACCTTAGCGAAAGAACAACTCGCTGCGTATAATTCTTTAATGGGCCTCGGTGATGAAGCCAAGAAAACATCTTCTGCTGTTGCAGGAACAGTTTTCAAGGATCTGGACATAAGGTATGCGACTGGTGCTGATTACATTACGCATCCGTCACATCAACGCTAAACATCCCCAAAAGTAAAGAAACAGTAAAGGCGGAGATAGGTGCTTTAGTCTAAAAATCCACTCTAGCATTCTGTCCTCGAAAAATCAAATGTCACTTAGCCTAATCAGATCTCAAATAAAAACTCTCATAGAAACGGTTATCACTGCTGAAATAGGAACCGTCTATGATTATAAGCGTTTTTGTAATGATCTCGCTACATATAAAGATTTATTTATAAGAAGTAGGAAAGTTAATACTTGGGAGATTGAACGAAATGGATTTTCCCGGGAAGAAAGAGGTGGATCGGGGGGAGTAGAAATGCCGACACACAATTTTATTGTAAGAGGTTTTTATGGTTTAGATGATAGCGCAGGAAGTGATAAAGTATTTCAAGATAGCTATGTTGAACCAATTTGTGAAGCCTTTATGGATAATCCTACTTTGAACGGTAAGGCAGAGATAATAACTATGCCTGTAGTAGGTGAAATTAAGATGAGTAAACTCGGAGATATTCTTTGCCATATGGTAGAGATAAATTTATCAATAACAGAAAGACGTATTTTCTAAAAGGAGGGAAGTATGGGTAAGATTACTAGAATTGCTCAATTGGCAGGTAAAGTAGAATCAGTAGCCGGAACAGCAGAAACGCTAACAGCAACAGAGGCTACTATTCTTGTGTATGAACCGGTAATGGATTTGTCCCCTGAAATGTTTAAAAGGAATCCAGTAACAAAACACATGTCGAGGTTTGCTTCAGAAGTTGGAGCTAGGAAGATGGATCTTGCTTTTAAAGCTGAATTAATGGGGCCTTTAACAACGGCAAAAGGAGTTACTACACCAATAAGTCCTTTTTTAAGAATGTGCGGATTTTCTGAAACATTAGATGTTGGAGTTTCTAATATCTTTGTTCCTATTTCATCAAGCTTTGTAACTGGTTCTATCGCGCATTACATTGATGGTTTTAGAAAGAATATGCTTGGTTGTGCTGGGAATGTTAAATTCCAGATGAAAGTTGGCGAACCGATAATGTGTGAGTTTGCAATGCAAGGAAAATATGCAAGTCATGCTGACGAGGCTATGCTTTCTCCTACATATCCGGCTCAAGTACCTATGTTATTTATGGGTGCAAGTGTTACTATATTAGGAAGCACATTGGTTTTAGATAATCTCGAAATAGATATGCAAAATGAAATTGTGCTTTCTGCATTACCGTCTGATGCTAGTGGGATTAATTATGCTCAAGTAACTGGCCGTAATCCGCAAATGAGTTTTGATCCAGAACTTGTTGCAATGTCTAGCCATGATTTTATCGGCAAGCTTTTATCAAGAGCGACTGCAGCCGTTACAATTGTTCTTGGTGATTCGCAAGGAAATAAAACAACATTCTCATTGCCGGCAGTAAGATACATCACTCAAAAAGCTGGAGATAGAGGTGGAATCGCGGTTGTTAATGCGGTGTGTGAAATTTGTAAAAATTCTGATAGTGGAAATGATGAACTTACATTAACGATGGCCTCTAGTTCAAGTTCGAGTTCTTCAAGTTCTTCATCTAGCACTTAAGTAAAAGGAGCTTTATGAGTTTTGGTATTAAGATAGAGGCTGATTTAATTGAACCATCTTATGAGGATGCGAGCATCCCCTTAAAACAAATAGGGGATGCTATTGTTCGAGATATTCAAAAAAACATGAGAGCGCAAATTGATATAAAAGGAAAGCCTTATGCACCTCTTACTAAAAAAACCATAGCAGCAAAGAAAAAAGCAAAATCTAAAACGCCGACTAAGGCTCTGATTAGAAAGGGGGTAATGTTAAACGCAGTACATGCATATAAATCAACAAAGAATAATGTTGAAGTGAGAGTTATTTCAAGAGGTATTCCTCGTAGAGATTTCGTTGGAAATATTCATCAAAACGAGGGAGTGAATAAGCACTCAAAAACTATAAGAAGATTTTTAGGCATGTCTAATGAAATGGTTAAAAAGACGAGAGATAGATTTGCTCGTTGGGTAAAAAGCCAAGGAATAAAATCCAAAAAAAAACATTTAAGAATAACACAATAAAGGAGTTTAGTAATGATAGATCCTATTGCAGTCGGACTGACAAGAGAATATACATTAGAATCAGATAAAGAGAATCCTACTATTTGGATTATTGGATCTCTTGATTCTGTATTAGCGTCAAAAGTAATAGCCGGTGTAGGAACCCTTGAAATTGTTGACGGAAAACCTGTCTATTCAATGGGCGATGATATCGTAAGTAATGATTTTGAAATTTGTAAGTACGGTCTTAAAGGGACTAGAAATTGGATATTAGAAGGCAAAGAAGTTAAACTTATTTTTGAAAAAGAAAAAGTTGCAAAACAAGATTTGGATGTCGTAACCTTAGATTCATTAAAAATGATTCCGTTGTATGCTATCCATAAACTTGCTATGGAAATTTGGGGCAGTAACAATGTCAAGGAGGAAGAGGAAAAAAAATAAAACTGGCAGTTATATTATCTAACCTGGGCTTAAGCTGCCAGAATTGTAACGATGGCCTGAAGAAATTTAGAGGGTGTGAAGATACTCCGATGCAACCGATAGAAGTAGATGGAGTAAAATTCACTGAAAGATGTCCGGCAAAAGAATTACCCTCACAAATAAATGATTATATAAGAATGTACAATCGGTATAAAAAAGGATGGCTACCTTTTTCTGGGGGTTCAGAAGAACAGCCAAATAAAATAATGCAAGTATTTGATATATTAGATTCAGCAATGGCAGAGAATAAAGATAATCCACTAAAGGAGCTTGAACATGGGCGACGACGAAAAATTTAAAGTCTATTTAACATTTAAAGACGAAGCTACAAATAAGTTTGTTGCCGCTAATAAGGCCATGACAGATAGTGCCAAAAAAATGGGTATCGCTCTCAAAACCGTAGGCAAAGGAACACAACTTGATCTTGAGAAAATGGGCCAATCCCATGAAAAAGCTGGTCGAAAAGCTCGGATGCAAGGTAGATCAATAGCCGCATTAGAAGGCGCTATTGGTTCTTTAAGAAACAAGTTACTTGTTTATTTCTTTATCATGCGTCCTGTTATGAAAATTGTGGGAGATTTAACTGCCGCGGCCATGACACAAGAAAATGCTGAAATTCGTTTAGCCTCTGCATTCCATGCTACAGGGAAAGCTACCGAAGGCTCGGCCGAAAGACTGCAGGATTATGCAAGTGAATTACAAAAACTTACTGGCTATGGTGATGATCAAATAATTGCATCACAAGGAATGCTTGCAAGTTTTGGATTAACTGAGGCTCAGATAAGAAAAGCTACTCCGGCACTTTTAGATCTTAATGCCGGAACTCGTAAGGCAGATGGCTCAACTAAAGATTTGACTGCAACCGCAAGGATTTTAGGGCAAGCTTTTGATGGCCAAGTTTCTACATTACAACGCTCAGGTGTTAATCTTTCCGAAACTACAAAAAAGTATGGAGAGTTTGACGATATTCTTAAAGATATAAAAAGGAGTGTTGGCGGAACAGCCGAAGCTTTAGGAGCTACCTTTAAAGGAACGGTAGATATAACAAATCAATCCGTAGGAGATTTTAAAGAATCGCTTGGTTTTATAATAACTAAATCTCCTGTCGTTGCTTCTGCCCTTGGGATGATTGGTGATAGTTTTAATGAAATGCAAGGTTCAGTTGAAGATGCAACTGAAAGTTCAAATGGTTTTTATAGTGTCTGGTTAAAGATTGGCGCAGGAATGATTGGAATAATTACTACGATAAGAGCAGTATGGATGACTTTTATGATATCAATGCATGTGTTCTTGGCCGGTGTTGCTAGTAGTTTTGCCTCTCTTGCAAATAACGCTGCTCACTTTATTGAAATGCTCGCGAAAGTTGCTGAATTTATTCCCGGATTAAAAAATCAAGCCGAGGCTTTAATGGATGCGTCTGAAAGAGCAAAAGAGTTTGGTACGACAATGGGTTTTATGGCGGAAAATTCTCAGGAATCCGTTAAGCAAATGGGTAAAGAAATATTAAACTTGGGTGAGGATGCTATTGATTCTTATGCAAAACTTGAAGCAGGAGCGAAAAAGAATGAGGCTGCAAGAAAAAAAAGAATCCTTGCTATATCAGAAGAAGGGAAACAATCCGAGCAGAGTATTTTAGAATTAATTGGAGCAACTCAATCAATGCTATCCGATTTTACTATAGGCTCAAGAGATATGCTTAAAGATGGATTTGTGAATGCTGTTAAAGGCGACATGCAAGGGTTGAGCGATGCTGTTGTTGCTTTCGGCGATAAGATGCTTGCATCTATAATGGAAGTTATTGCGAATATAATAATAATGAATACTTTAAAGAGTGCAGGTGCAGGTGGATTTTTAGGTTTTTCTCATACCGGAGGTGCGGTAAGAGAAGGCATGGCTTACGGAATGCGTCCTCGGCAGAAATTTCATAACGGTGGAGAAGTTCCGGCCACTTTATTGTCAGGTGAATATGTTTTAAATCGTCAAGCTACTAGGACTATCGGTGTTGGCAATCTTGATAAATTAAATAATGGACAAAGTAGTGTTGGTGGTAATGGTGGTGGGAATACTTACAATATAAATACTATTGATGTTAAGTCGTTCAGAGAACATCTACAACGTCATGGAGATATATATACAAGTGCAAGCGAAAGAGGTATCAGGGATAATCTTTCATTGCGCAGAACCTCTCAAAAATTAGGATAATAAAATGGGATATAATCATATTTTATCATTAACGCCAGAGTTTGGATTAGAAGAATCGATTTCATTTAGAACAAACATAACCGAATCTGAAAGTGGTAAAGAATATAGGGATTCTTTATGGGATGATGGAATAAGAGATTATAAACTAACTTGCAAATTTTTAACAAAAGCAGCAATGGATGTTATCTGGGAATTTTTTATTGAACGACAAGGTTCTAAGGATGATTTTTTAATTAAAATAGAACATGAATATATAGTTACAAACGAACCTGTAGGCGTTGGTGACGCGTCAGAAGATTCTTTTTTACTTGCAAATTTCCCTGTAGATACTTCTGGCAACAGTTCTTGTACAGTAGACGGAGTTGCGGAAACTAGTTATTCTTTAATTAATAATTATATTACTGAAAAATCTTATATTGTTTTTAATACTCCCCCTGCGAGCGGTACAATTTTATTGTCGCACGAATTTTATTTTAGAGTTAGGTTCCAAGAAGATAAATTAACAAGAGTTTTGGCCGCTTATCAATTACTTCATACTGGTATGGCATTAAAAGAAGTAAGGTGGGATTATTATGTTCCAACAAACGGTAATTCTAGCTCGTCAAGTTCTAGTTCATCAAGTAGTTCTATTAGCGTTAGTTCGAGTTCTAGCTCAAGTTATTCTGGAAGTTTAAGCTCAAGTTCTTCTTCTTCTTCTTCTTCGATAGCATCAAGTTCAAGTTCAAGCAGTTCTACTGGATCATCGAGTTCAAGTTCATCTAGCTTGTCGAGTTCTTCTAGTTCTAGTTTAAGCACATAATAAAAGGATAATAATGTATAGTTTATCAGCTTTACTTACATCAATAAAAGATCAAATACAAAAAAAGCCAATAGAAATTCACGACATTTATTTAGGAAGTCAAATAGATGAAGATGCTGATACGCTTCATTTCGTTGGTTTTTATAAAGGACTTACTTTTTTTTCTTATGTGAGTGAAGCAGAACAATATTATACTCCGCTTTTTATTAATCGTTCTGCAATTAAAAAAACATCTAAAAATGAAATAGAAAGAATATCTTATCAAGTTGATAATGTTAGTAAGGCAATGGGTTCTTACGCGGCTAATAACGATTTCAGGGGTAAACGAATAGTAACAAGGTTGCTTTTTCGTGATAATCTTGAAAGCGTTTCAGATTGTAAAATTATTTTTGATGGTTACATTCAAGCTATTGTCTTTGGAAAAACATCAATGTCCGCAAGTGCTGTACCTAAATTAGGATCTCTTGATATTCAAAGCGGTTGGGATTATGAAATAAATTGTAATGCTCAATTCGGTGATAGATATTGTCGAATAGATAAAAATACTGCAGCAAATAAAATAACAGGGACAGCAACAGGAGGTTCTTTATACACCTTAACAGATACAATTAATTTAGTGCAAGCAGATGATTATTGGAATTGGGGAATATTAGAAATTACATCTGGAGATAATAAAGGACAATCGCGCAAAATTATTGATTTTGATTTTGCAACAAACCAAGTAACTCTTGATTACGCTTTTGAAAACTATATTCAAGCCGGAGAAACTTATACTATTTATAGAGGATGCGATAAAACTCTAACGACTTGCACAAACACTTATGCAAACGAGGACAATTATCATGGATTTCACTCCATCCCTTTGCGAAAATAAATTAAATTTTTTAATTGGCATTCCTTTTAAATTAAATGGAATTACAATTGAAGGATGCGATTGCAGAGGGATTGTTTATTTGTATCACAAAATAATAAATGATAAAGAAATTCCTGGACATGATATTAAGATGTCAATATTTAGAAATAAAAAATATGATGTTCCTATTATGATTAGCACTTTAAGGACATTTACAACAAAAGTCTTAATTAAAAATATTAAAGCGGGCGACATTATTCTTTTAAAAACACATAAAACAAAAGGCGCAATGGGAGTTTATATTGGAGGAAAGCAGTTTCTACACATGCACTTAATTGTTGGTTCATGTTTAACTAAATTAGAATATATTAAACATAAAATATTCGCAATCTATAGGCCGACATGGGAAAATTAAAACAAATATTTTTGTTCTTCATCTTCTTTACATTGCTTGCCATTAGGCAAGCACATGCAAATCCAATAACAATTATCTGGACTGTTGGTGCTTGGATAGTTGACTATGCTTGGCTACATCCATTTATAGCTGCAATGACTGTAGCTTCTATCGCTTACTCATTATCTCAACGCCAAAAAACTAAACCTACTTCTAGCCGTTATGGACCCGGACTTGATAATACTTATTCTAATGCGGGAATTTTACCGCTTGTTTATGGTGGGCCACTGGTTATGGGTGGTAATATAATCTGGCAATCAGAACCAGGCATAACGGTACAAAGATTTTTAGCCATTTCCGCAGGAGAAGTTTCGGCCATAAGTAATGTTAAACTTGACGATCAAGATATAGCAGACTTTACTGACTGTAGTTATACTGCATACTTAGGGACTTCAAGCCAAACGGTTGATTCAAGAGGAGCAGGGACAGTTAAAGGGTTAAGGGATGTTGCTTATGTTGCAGTTACTTTAAAAGCAGGAGAAAAGGTAAGTAGTAATTCTGTAGTTACCGTAGAACTTACAGGAAGAAAAATACAAACATGGAATTCGACTAGCGAAAACTGGACAGCAAATGCAGTAAATATTTCTAAAAATACAAGCGCAGTAATAAGAGATTATTTGATCTTAAGCCAAGTATTAGGTGGAGCAGGTTTAGATGAAAAATTTATTAACAATGCAAGTTTTGGTGATTTTTTTGAACACTGCGCTGAAGAAATAAATAATGGTAGCGGAGGAACTGAACCTCGCTATGAACTTGATTTAGTTATAGATGAAAAAGGATCTGTTTTAGATAACCTTTCTAGGATTCTTATTACATGTAATGCCTCTTTAATAAAAAGTGGAACGCAATATAAAATAGCATACGAAAAAGCTAATGAAACCGCAGTTATGGCTTTTACAGAAAATAATATTTTAAAAGATTCTTTTACTTATGGATATGGCCGAGGAGAAGAAAACGCAAATAAATTAAGTGTTGAATATATATCTCCGCTTGAAAGTAAAAATCCAAAACGAGTTGAAGTTATTGAAGATGAACTCGATCAAGTTTTTAGAGGAATTGTCGATAGCACTATCGAATGCAATGGAATTATTCGTCAAAGCCAAGCGTCAAGAATTGGCCGAAAGATAATGTATGAATCAAAAATAAATGATATATGGTGTGAGTTTGAATGCGGTATGCAAGCGTTGCATTGTGAACCAATGGACGTTGTTTCTGTAACCCATTCAAGGCCAAATTGGACAGCCGCATTATTTAGAGTAATGGAAATAACTGAAACAGAATATGGCAAAGCAAAATTTATTTGCCAGGCTTATAATTCTTCTTTGTTAAACGATGCGCATGGTTCTTCTTTCCAGGATTGGGATTATGGTTCTCCGGAGAATCCTTATGCTCCTATAGCCGAAGTTTCTAGTATTATTCTTAGTGAAGTTGGTTGGAGAAATGCTGACGGAGTTCATATTTCACAAATACATGTAAATTGGACACCTCCCGCTACCGGTTACGATAGGCTTGTCGGGTATACTCTTGAAATAAAAAAAGAATTTGGTGACTATTTATTTGTAACTAATGCTAATAAGACAACTTCGCATTATGTAATAACGCAAGATCTTGAATTTAACGAAGGTTATAATGTTAGGATAAAAACAATTTCTGATAACCGAATTTACTCTGACGGATTTGTTTCTGATCAATTAAGGCTTATTGGAAAAGATGCTAATCCTGCGGCTGTTAGTGGTTTTATTGTTAAGAAAAATCGCGATGTATTATTTTGTTCTTGGGATAAGTCAAGCGAGCCGGATGTACAAAAATATGAAATTAGAAAAGGGACGGATTGGAATTCTGGTGGTATTGTTAAAACTCCTGTGTTCGGGGTTAGAGATGCTTTACCGGATATAAGAATAGGAACCGATCAATCTTATTGGATAAAGGCGATTGATAATTTTGGAAACTATTCTGTTAATGCAACAGAAGCAGTTATAACAATTTCTAATATTCCTTTTCAAAACATAGTAGAAACTTATAATGAACATACAAATTGGCTTGACAATTCAGATATTTATTGTGTTGCAACCGAAGATGGTGAATATCCTTTAAGAGCTGTTACTACAAATTATGAAAAACTTGCTCAATCTTTTACTCCGGGAAGTGCTATAACATTAGAACAAGTAATGCTTAAACTTATAGAAACAGGGAATGTGTTTTCATCGAGTTCTTCTAGTTCAAGTTCTTTATCATCAAGTTCATCATCATCTAGTTCAAGTTCTTTATCAGTAAGCAGTTCATCGAGTTCTAGTCAAAATTCTTCTAGTTCGAGTTCGTCGAGTTCAAGTCAAAATTCTTCTAGTTCAAGTTCATCGAGTTCATCGAGTTCTTATGCTAGTGTTTCATCGAGTTCTTCGAGTTCAAGTTCATCGAGTTTAAATTCTTCTAGTTCAAGTTCATCGAGTTTAAGTTCTTCGAGTTTATCAGAAAGTTCTTCTAGTTCATCGAGTTCTATGTTTGTTAGCAGTTCGTCGAGTTCAAGTTCATCTAGCTTGTCGAGTTCTTCTAGTTCAAGTTCATTAGCAGATACTAATCAGATTTGGGTTACGATTGAAGGCGATAGCGCAGGCGAGCCTGACGGCACCCCTATTGCAACTTCTTACCCAGTTGAGGCTAGTTCTATCGGAATGACTGCTCGGTGGATAAGATTCTTAATGCAGAGTAATGTAGATTTAACTGGATCAACAAAATATTGGATTGTTTTACAGGGTGGATACACTAAGAGTGATACTGTTTATGTTGCGTGGAGAGCAGACTTATCTTCATCGGCATTTGCTGATGGGAATATGACACGTTACAATGGCGGGACCTTAACTTGGAATCTTGTTTCTGATTCTGACATGATGTTCAGAGTTATAGAAGAAACTGGAGGTAGTGGATATTATATTTCTAGCGCAAACTTAGCCTTTGAAACCGGTGAATTATCGCAAGCTTATTATTCGTCCATAAAAGATCTTGGCTATATTTGTGATGTCCGAGTAATGGTAAATATAATTACGACTATTAATCAATCCTTAAGTTGGGATTCAGATCCAACAAGGCGGTTTGACGATAGTGCAACTATGCGATTTTCTGGCTTAGAAACTCCAAGCAATACTTTAGTAGAAATCCGAACATCTGAAGATAATTCAACATGGAGCGATTGGGAGGAATGGTCTTTTGCTGATTATACTTGTAGATATTTTCAAGTAAGAGCGACAACAACTAGGGATTCTGTCGATATTGCTTTACAAATAAGTTCGTTTGTTATTATTGCTGATCTCCCAGACATTGATGATACTGGAACAGGGACAATAACAGTTGCAGCAAGCGGTGTTGATATCGTTTTTGCTAAGACTTTCCATGAGGCACCTCAGCTAGATATTCAAATTAATTCTGGTGAAGCTGTTGATTGGGTCTACGAGAGCCTTGACACAGAAGGAGTAACGATTAAAATAATAGATAGGGGTGCTACTGAAAGAACCGGCACTATTAGCTGGAAAGCACATGGGATATAAATTATGAGCGTAAATTCTAATAATCAAATATTAAATGGTGATTTTAAGCATTTCTATCTCGGGACTGATGTTGCTCCTGATGGTTGGGTATTAGCTGACGGGGGAAGTGTAGCGAAAGAAAGTACAATTAAGCCAGTAGGTGCTAATTCTTCTTTAAAAGTTATTTCTGATGCTAGTGGTAATAGAGTTTATTTATCTTATCACGATGATGGTGTATGGGAACTTACTCAAAGAGGAAAAATTGTAACATTAAGTTGCATGGCTTATGCTACTGCTGCGAACACAGCCAGGATAGATTTATATAACGGTAGCGCGCAAGTTGCAAGTGCATATCATAGTGGAGTAACTGGTTGGGAATTACTTGTTGTTACAACAACAATTACAGATGCGGCTGATGATGTTAATGCTATATTATATAATATGGGAGATACTACAACTGTATACTTTGCTCAAGTTATGTTTAACGAAGGTGGGAGTGCTTTTGCTTTTTGTCCTCATGTTAAAGATCATTTATACGAACAAACAACTTTAATGGTGCATCCTGTATCGTTAAGATCAGGAACTAGTGAAACATCAACTCGCGGGGATAAAGGAATCTCTGTATCTTATTTATACCCTGAATATCAAAATGGACAAATGCATTTAAATATGCCTATCCCAACAAATGTGGGAGGCAAGCCGATTGTTGTGGACGAGGCTACAATTTATTATTGGACAGATAATTCTGACGAGTATATTGATGCTTGTTCTATTTATTCACACGACGGTTCAACAGGCGACGCGGTTAGTGTTGTAAGCAACGCAACTAATCTTGGTAGTGGCGATACTACTACTTATGGAAATAATGATATTTTAGATGGAACACCGATTGAGCTTGATCCAGTTAAGGCTTATGTTTTATATATAACTACTGCAGGAATGGACGCGGCAGATGATGGCGTTAGAATTTATACGGTAAAATTTAAATACCATGTTAAGGTGCATGACTAAGGAGAAAATATGAAAACAGATATTATTCCTAAAAAAATAGTAATAGATTTTAAAACAGACGGGACTTTTAATAAAGGTATATTGATGTATAAAACTTTAGATGAAAGTGGCCAAGAATCAAAAGAGTTTAATACTATTTCGATTAATTCTGAAGTGAATGTTCCTCAAATAAATGCTTTAATTAATAAAGCATATAAATTCGTTAAAGGAAAAGAAAAAATAAAGGAGAAAAAAAGTGAGTGAAGAAAAGAAATTCCCTATTTGCAGTAGATGCAAAAAACCCATAGAAGATATTGCTTATGTTGAATTATCAGCAGCTATAATTTTGCAGAAATTTTTTGCACAGACACCTCCTATTTTTAAGTGTCCTGAATCGGCGGCTGATTATGCGAAGAAGATTAAATTGCACGATGATTGCTTTATGGAAACATTAACAGATCATGGTTTTGAAATAGCTGACATGAAAAAACTAGCCGCAGAATATGCAAAGAAAGAATTAGAGGCACTTGTGGCTCTTGATAACAAAGAAGAAAAGGAGGATATTAACTAATGGCTTTTAATCCGCTTTATCCTACAGACAACGGTTTATTAATAAATGCACCCGGGCAAATCCGGGCCAACTGGGATGCTTTAGTATTAATGACAGATTCTACTTTATTAATAAACAATGGAAAAGTTGCAACAGATGCGGGGATAGAGGAATCAAAATTATTATTTAGTGGCTCTGGCCATGGACATGAAGGGGGGACAGACGGAGCGCAATTAGATCTTACAAAAGCGGTTACTGGGATATTACCTTTAGCTCATGGAGGAACTGGTTCTTCTGTTGATTTATTTAAAACAGGAGATTGGGTTTTTTCAACCGTAGCAACTGCTCGATCAGGTTGGACGAATGTTAGTGCAACATACGCAAATAAATTCATTAGAATAAATGCTACTCCTTTAACTACAGGCGGAGTAGATGCACACACTCATGCTGTAGGAAGTTATGCCGGACCTTCTCACACTCATACGGGGACTGCGCATACTCATGATCAGAATATGGGAACCCAGGGGTTTATTGAACCTGCTATTGGAGAAATTGGTGTTGGGTGGGCTTCTGCTGCGGACGGAGATAATTCTCCGGCTTTTGGGGATGGGGCAACTTATGGAGCTCCAACTCATTACCAAATTCATACAGGGGTTCAGTCTGGCGGTGGCGGAGCAACAGGGGCAGGCGGAACAGAAGTAATAACTGGGACATCTGCAAGTAGTAGTAATGTCCCGGCGTATGTTCAAGTAAATGTATTTCAAAAATCATAAGGAGATAAAATGATAAACCCATTGGTAGCAATTAAAAACTTTATAGAAGATAAACAAATTGAAAGAAGAAATGATTTAAAAAATAGAGTAGTAAAAAACAAAGAAGTATTGCTTGAGGCTATGGGAGAAGTAATTGAAGGCGGTAAACAATGTCCATTTTTATTAGGGAATAAATGCATTGGGAAGGCTTGTCAGATGTTTATGTCTTGGAATATTCCTATCCAAGGATTTGATGATAAAGGCAAGCAAAACATAAAAAAGATTTGGCGATGTTCTTTTGTTCAACAACCATTGTTAATGGTAGAGCAAACTCAAATGACAGCGCAGTTGTTGAGCCGATTAATTAAACAAGGAGAACCTAAAAAATGATATTACTCGCGATTATGTTTTTAACTGTGGGGGGTATTTTATACCGACTTGGTGGGTGGAAACCTCTTAGTTGGTGTAAGCATAATAAAATTCTTAGAAGGATTATACTTCCTTTATTTAATGCTTGTTGTTGTTTGTTTCTTTCGTTCCGGCCAGAAATAGTTATCGGAGCTTTTATCCTGCAGGGGTTCGCGCTTTCTTTACCGTTAGGCGATGATGAACCTACTCATGTGAACTTCTTTACAGGATTATCTTATTGCGCTCCTGCATTGCTTTTATCTTTTTATGGTATGCCAGGACTAGAGATAAATAATACTTTAGCTGTTTTATTTTCTTTCATCCCAGTAATGGGGTTTTATTTATTATTGTATTTCAGCAATGATTATAAGACCGAAAAATTCTTCGGCTGGACGGCCGTAGAAATAACTATGGGAGTTTTACAACAACTATCTTTATTATATATAATATATAATATAGTTATATAATAGTATATATAAGAGAGGAGGGATGTGGTATGAATGAAAATATCAAAAAACTGCAAGAGCTTACAGGTAAACTCCCTAATTTTTTAAAGGGATACGACGGCATAGAAATTAATTACCAATTGACCGAAGGTTCTTGTATTGGAAAAGGAATCCTTAATACCGAGCAAATAGCTGTTCAAGTTGCTATATTAACTAAAGGCAGTGTTTTTCCAACTCACATTCATAAATCAAAAGAATGGCTAATCTTATATGAAGGAAGATTAAAAGTAACAAGAGGTGATAAAGTTTCAATTCTTGAAGTAGGGCATAGTATTTATTTTGTTCCTTCAGAACCACATTCAGTAGAAGCATTAGAATATTGTTTAATATTAGGAATTACAATCCCATCAGAGAAAGGATATCCTAATGCCTCCAGAACCTAATGGATGGAATGAATGGGGCAAGCATGTACTTTTAGAATTAGAAAGAAACGACACTTCTCATGGAAGGATAGAAAAAGCATTACAGACTATTCATACAGAAATTGCTATGCTTAAAGTTAAGTCAGGAATCTGGGGATTAATAGGAGGGACAATACCTGTTTTTATTATGATCTGTTTTATGTGGTTCAAGAGCTTAAAATAAATTACAATAATGTATTAACAAGGGAGGGGTAAGATGAAGAAGTTTTTTATAGTTGTATTAGTAATTGCAGTAATGTTATCTTTAACTGTTCCGGCAATGGCATTTTGGGGCTGTCCTAAAGATGGCGCAGATGGTGCTGACGGCGCAGACGGATATACTCCAGTCAAAAATGTAGATTATTTCGATGGATATACTCCGGTTAAAGATGTAGATTATTTCGATGGAGCGAATGGCGCAACTGGAGCTGAGGGAAGGCCTGGCCGAGATTTTCAACGCAATGACAAAATAGGATTAGGTTTAGATGTTAATATATATGAACGCGGAGATCCAATCGGCAATTTAAATGATGTTACCTGGTTAAAAGAAATCAATGTAGAAAGCAGAATAGATTTGAATAATGGGAAACCGCAGTACGAAGGGTATGTGGTTTTAAAAATCAAACCTTGGAATAAATAAAATGAAACTTTTACTTGGTGTTTTAAAACCGATAGTATGGCATAATATAAAGAGGTTCGCAGGCGTACTCGGAGTGATATTAATTCTCGCCGGGCCAGCTTATGTAAGTTATCAGCAAGGATATAAACAGGGATATGCGATAGGGAGTGACAAGCCAACGAATGTTTTCAACGCACCGTCTGAACCAAAAACTTATAATAGCGATCCAAAAGATAGACCATTCCTTATAGGAATTAAAATATTTAAATTAGGATTAGGAATTATTTGGGAAAGGAAATAATATGGCCAAGGATGTCAAAATAGTACCAGTTGATGTAAAGTTAAAAATATTCCATGAAGTTTTTGGTGTGTTCGTTGAACATAAATCAGTTAGAGATAAACTAATGGATATCATCCAAGCAAAAGAAGAAAGTGAGTTAGCAGACTTGGAAGTTAATTTATTGAAACTTGAAATTGATATCTTAAACGGAAAGAAAGGTGGTAATAATGGTATTTGAAATTATTACAGTAATTGTAATACCTTGTATAGTAGGCTTGCTAAAAAAGATTAAATTGCCTACTAAAGTTGCTCCTATCGCTGCACTTGTTGTAGCAGTATTAATTGTTGGCGGAGCAAAGTTCTTGGGTGTTGAACTCGGGATAGAAAACATCATTGATCTTGTTGTAAAAGCTTTAGGCATAGCAGGTACATCTGTTCTTGGCTATGACGTTGTTAAAAAGCTAACAAGCTAAATATAATTTAAAAAGAAAATGCCTCACTCATAACTTATGTGTGGGGTATTTTTTTCTCTAGGTTTTATAATTGCCGGGACACACCAAGCCGTTCTTAATTTAGACCATTTTGGATCAGTTATTTTTGTGCCGTCATTTGCTCTATATAACATTGCAAAAGGTAAGGCTCCTATTTCCCAAGTTCTACGCAATCGTATTTCTGCTTTTTCAACCGTATCATTTTTATAGCCAATTAAAACATAGCATCTAATTCGATCAATATTTTGGAAATAAGGTTTTAATTTCTTAACCGCTTTAATTAAAGGTTTCTCTGCGCCGGGATTATCATAAGCCAACCAGATCTGATGAATCCTTAAACCCCTTAAATTTTCAACAACATCATCATCAACTCTTGCTGCTTCAAAACCGCCGGGGAATTCGATGCCAAATCTTGAATTTGATTGTTCTCTTTTTAACATTGCCCATACTTTATTTTTATGTTGCTTTGAGCAAGCGAGTAAATTGTTATCTTGGATAATATAACCTGGCTGTATTTTTAATTCTCGAATACCGCCTTCTCTTTTTGGCACAAAACAAAACCCACATTTATTTACACAACCTCTTGAAGTCATGGTAACACCTTTGGCCATATATTTCCCCGGAGTAAATTCTCCGCCGGGATCTCCCATTGCGGGACCTCCTATTTTAACCTTGCCATATTCTTTCCAAGACTTTGCCCACAGTTTTGCTTTTTCAATATCCCATGTAAAAACTACAGAGATATGTATTTCATCATATTGCGGTGTAAATGGTGGCGGCAATCCATAATATGCATGAGGGTCTCTTGGTGTCATTCTTGTTTTTGTTGGAAAAACTCTAGCAATTTTCATAAAACTCCTTTTCCATGTTGTAACTCGTTGGTACTATTATAGTTAAAACTAGAATCCCTTCTAAGGCACGTTCTTGTATTAGTCAATGCCTAGCTATGCCTTTTATCGTCGCTTAGGAGCCAGTTCTGACAACTTGTGGCTGTGTTGCAACTGTTGGCTTCATTAGTTTTTTATCACGCCCTAAATTCATATGCTTTGCTTCTTTTCTTGAGCATTTAATACAGAGATATCCTTTTATGATATCGCCAGTTGCTTTTCCTTTTTTATCTCTAATTCTTTCTTTCACCGCGATTGGAAATTTCTTAGTATTAAACTTATGCGCATTGCCACATATAAAACATTTAACCATAATGTTTATTCCTGAAGTTCCAAAGCATCCATTTTTCGTTGGCGGTGGCTTTCTAGTTTTAACTGCTTTGTTACAGATCTTACAAATTAATAAATCATCAATCTTTTCCCAATCATGTTTATGTTTTTTCATTTTAGAACTCCTTCTCTATTACTGTGTCTGGTGCTATTGAATGAGTGTGAGATGTAGATCAACCTTCTTTCCTATATTCTCAAAATTATCCAATCCTAACCTCCTTATATTGTTTTTTCAGCAACAACCACAAATTCGTATTGATAAATTTGCCTTTTGCTACTATGCTCTGCATCAGTAAATTTT